TTCGTTGTGCTTTGTCTAATCTTTCAGACAAATGGTCCGGACAGGCACTTCCCAAATCCACACCATTAGCGTAGAGCCAAGCATACTCTATGTTTTCATCTTTTACGGAGCCTGTGTATCTCCAAGTTCTTGTTAGGTTTTCTGGTATGTGGTCAAAATGCAATTTGCCATCAACATAAACCCCAACGCATTCTGTTTTATCATCAAGCGTCTGAAAATACAATTAATACCCCGTGGCTGTCGTTTCTATTATGTTTTTATGATTAAGAAGCTTATTTCTATTAATATTATACGACAAAGAGCCGTGATAGTCAAATGGTTTATTTAAAAATTGTTCGAATGCGTCAATAGACACTGACAAAGAGGAAGATTTAAGTAACTCCAAAGTATCGTCTATCAAAATGTTTACTTCGTTCTCTGATAAGTTTGTCTCTTCTTCAAGCACTCTTGTTCTACAATAATTCTCAAGGAGCTTCATTCTACCAATTTGCTCCTCGAAGCTAGAAAGATTGCCATAATTCCTTGGTTGCTTAATTTTCAAAACTGTTTTGTTTCCACATTGTTGTGTATATCTAATTTGTCTTGGCTTTACGGCATTATACATATCATATGACCTTTTAGGGAACTCTAGAGCATATTGATAGCCAGCACTCAAATAATACTTATTTAAAATCCTATCTGTGTTGTCGGCACCGTAGGCTGCTGCATACTCCTGCATCACAGAGGAGCCAATATCGGCTACCAAGCGCCAAGGTACATCTAAGTCTACCATAAAACCAAAAGATTTTGCAGCATTTAAATAGAATTCCCAATTTTTACTACCAACAAACAATTCCATCTTTGCATTATCGTTTTCACAATTAATGTCGGCTATTTCAATAGCTAAACCACTGATGTTAATCGGTGTTCTTCTGTTTTTTACAAAAGCAGGGAAGGTAAAAGGGGAGGATGTTG